ATGCAGGGAGGGGGTCAATTTCGCGAGACCCCCTCCCCCTACCCAAGGGACTTCTTACTTGAAGTCAGCTTTGGTAACTTTCCGATGAATCCCATAAGGATTTTCTTTGATGACGTCATCAATTGCTTGCGAAACTGCAATTTCTTGATCCAAATTTGACAAATCATCACTAGTGATAGTGTACCTGGCCAGGAGGCCGGTGGAGTGGTGGCCTAAACTTTCATCTAGAGCATACCATTCATCGTACTGTGTGAAAGGATTGTAAGGATTGTCAAGTGTAGTTAGCATGTAACTATTGTCATCATTGTTGTCTGTTGACATGATACTCAACCTCCTATCAAGCCTTCTCTAGTGCCGAGTACAGGGTACTTGTAGAGACGCCCAGTCTAGCTGCTACCTCAGCTGCTGTATAGCCAGATGCCATCATGCTACGTGCGAGGGCCAGGTTGGCACCGTTCATGACGGGCTTGTTACGTGGCGTAGCACGTGTCCTGATCTCATCAACATCAGCATTATCGACTATCTTCTTTAGCTTACTGGCGGAGATAGCACCAGACTGTATGGCTGCCCATTCATTGTCGGTGATCTGAATCTTTTGCTTTTGCGCACCAACCCTAAGCCTAGCTTCAGTCAACGCAAGACCCTTGATCTTCTTCAGGTCTGCACTATCTATAGGCGGGCCGTCATCAACCTTGGCCTTTACTATGGCGTTAGCTAATAGCTGGGCTTCTCTTTCGCGGGGGGCATTCCTTTCAGCAATCGCTAGCTTAGCATTTAATGACTTGACTTCATCACTGTATGCGGCCTTAGCAGACTGGCTATAGGGAATGTTCTTTATAGCGAGAGTCTCTTTCCTAGCCTGGTTGGCCAGAGACTTTAGAGAGTTGGCATGATCTGCATAAATCCTCTCGATGACAGTACCACCATTGTCAGATACTAGTGTGTGAGCGTCATTCGTTGCAGCACCTTTAGTAGTTCTATAGGTCTTAACAACCGTCTCGCCATTCTTATTTTTATAAGTCTCAGGCTGTGAGGCGTAACGTTTTTCACCAGTCTCAGGATCAATGGGTCCACCTTCACTAGCCGGGCGTGGCTTATGTAAAGGAAGGGGCTTTGTCTCTGAGGTGGTTCTTGAGATCAGTGTTGATGCACCAGCTCGAGCACTTCCCTGATATTCTTTCTTCAGCTGTTTTATATTTTGATCTATGGCTGATTGCTTATAATCAAGGTTATGCTTTTCGGCGTCAATAACAACCATCGAATGCTTAACAGCACGAGCAATTTCATGCGGTGGAGCACCCTTAATTGTCATATCCGTAATGAGATTAGAAACGTCGCCCATAAGACGCTGTTTCTGAGCACCAGGATTCTTAAAACCCTTCAACCCCTTAGTGCTATCATCTGGCAATTTATATTGCTCTTTAGGATCGAAGTTCTTCAGCTCACGAAGTGGGGCTGAGACATGGACCTTTCCAGAGTTATTGGGAATTACCAAGACGGTATCGCCATCGAAGTCGGCGCCAGAAAGGCGTTCGGCTACGCTTGCGTTGATACCCACTGCATCTTTAGCATCTTTGAGCGATCGCTTAGCTTCTTTGTTACTATTGTTAACAGTAAGCTGCGGGATCTCAAAGATTCCACCATGCGGGTGACGCACGAGAACTACAGTTTCGCCATTATTAAAATTAGGCGCATAGATCTCAGTATCCTTAAGACTATTAATCGGAAGGATCACATGGGTTGCAGTTCTTGGCAATCCCGTTGCCTTGAGTTTAACAGCTGAAGAATCTGCATCATCTGCAAATGTCTCCAACAATTTTCTCTTGATAGCGGGATTATTTAGCGCGAGAATATCGTCAAGATCGGCTTTCTTAGCATTCTGAGTCAGCGTAAGCTGCTCTTTAGCCAATGTTGGTTTCTGCTTGGACAAGAACTGCGAAGAGAACTTGTTCGACCAGTTATACCAATCGCCTTCCTCATTAACGATATTCATAACGGATTGCTGTTGCTTTCCGTTCGAATCAATGTAATAGCGCTGATCCTTAACCATAGATCCGAATGGGTTGGTTGGATCGTCTTTCTGAGGTTTTAAGGCGTCTAGCTTATTGCCCGTGTCCTTCTTGTTCGTGTTGAACAGAATATCCACGCCATCCGGAAGATCATCCTTGTACATCGCCATGCCCTTGATGTAGTGCGTACCATCAACAGCCACACGTACCTGAGCATATTTAGCATGGCCCAAGGAAATATCCGGGACACCAGGACGGATATACATAACCCCGTCAGCAGCAGCACCGCCATCAGGTCCATAGATAATACCAACTCTCTTAGAACTAATGTTCACAGGGGGCTTGATAGTTACTACGTCGCCTGTGTCGCGATCGATGTGATCTGAGATAAAATGAATATTATCCTTGTTGTCGTTTAGCTCTGTCCAAGGGACGTCTTCTTTGGTTAGAACCTTATAACTGGTATCTTTGCCAGTCCCAACCTGAGGCGATCTAAGATACTGAATCTTATAACCTTCCTGCTTAAGCAAAGCAAGTGCGGTTTTAAGTTGCGTATCGCTAACCTGAAGTTGGTTTTCAGTTCCTTTTCCAACATCAACGTATTTGTGTTCATCAACAGCTTTCTTGATGACATCAGCAGTGACGCGAGTACGTTGAGTACGTTCTTGAACGATGGGGTCCATCAAAGCACGACCGGACGATTCACTAATGCCAAGCTGTTTAGCGGCAGCATTCATGGACATACCTTTGTCCAGAAGTGTACTTAGCTGCCTCTGCTTTTCAGCCCGAACCGCATTAGATGAGATCGAAACCCTAGCACGAAGATCCGCAGTAGAGTTAAACCCTAGACCTTCAGCAATTTGCTTTTCGGTAAGACCTTTCTCTTTCAGAGCTGTATACATTGCCATGAAATGAGAACCGTCTTGATACGGGTCTTCTCCGGATCCCCAAGGATACCGTCCAGAGTGTCGAGGCGTACCATAGTGAGCTAGAAAATCTTCAGTCACCGAACGCCTCCCTCTTTATCTCTTCGATGCGCTTGTCGTAGGTTTTGATCTTGTCGATGATGTGCAGAAGATCATCGAGATCCGGAATATAGATCTCAACGTCATCACTCTTATAGATACGAAGCTCTATGTCTATCTCAGAAATATCGAAATTGTACTCAAGTGCGAACAAGCACGCGTAGATCTCGAGTTGCTTAACTGAGGTTCGAGTTGAGCCAGTTTTTAGATCATGAATACGAAGCATCCAACGATCGGTTACGGGATCGTGTCTAAAAGATATAGCATCAGCAGTTCCAAAACAGTTCTCTGAATAATACAGAGGCTGCTCTGGTGTCATCCCATAGCCAATCGCATCATTGACATAGAGGTTTATCGTTTTGCGCACGGGCGGAAGCTTAACTCTTAAGTTGATAAGCTCAGCGGCCAGCGCATGTTTGCGGTCACCAAGTCTAGCAGCCTGTGCTGTGAAGATGGTTTTATCCATCTTGTCTTCGTCATAGTTGACCCAGTGATAATTACTGGGTGCCATGAAGGCGTGCCTACCTTGCAACTCCAAATGCGGATTGAAGCGCACTTAGAACCTCCTCTCGATTCTCCGGATAGATGAATGAAGCAAAAGACATTGCATTCCATTGCTCAACATACCAGTCCTGATTAGGCCGATGAGTGTCCGATGCAGATCGCTTGCACTCGAGCACAGCCCAGTAAGGACCCCAGAGGATCAAGAGGTCGGGGATTCCTTGTAGACGGTTTGGGTTGTTTTTAATTATGACGCAATCTGGGAACATGTCGTACAGATCGAGTTTGAGCTTCTTTTGAAAGTCGCTCTCAAGTCTAGTCGGGCTCATCAAATTTTCTCCTTAGACAAAAGAAGCAGAAATATCCATAGGTATCCTGCCCCTTCTATTATACCCCAAGTTATTTCCGCGGACAGTATACGATACTCTTGTAAAAGTTGCGAAACAAAATATTTTTCTTGGAGGAAAACTTTTCTGGTAGAAATTTTAAAACTATACGATACACCCTATACTTTTAAATTTCGCGCGAATATAGTTTTATGGTCAAAAAAAAAAAAACAACTTTTGAAAACCCCGGAAAATCAACGTTTTTGCACCACAAGTTACTAACCAAGTAGTGCAAAAACGTCAATTCTCAGGAAGTTCACAGATAACTCCCAGATTCAGGAGGTCAATCTGAGTACTCGAAATGGTATCCCAAATGCGATTTTTGTGTCCCACGGAGGCACATATATAGTGCATTCAGATTTAAGTTGTAACTCTCCGAACATTCTCTAGCGTTATCGAAGACCTCGCCAGTCTCTACTAGCCTAACTTTGCGACCCTGTTTACGATATCTCTTCCAATCACCATGTTCATCTCTTCTGAACAAGATCGGAATACCTTCTGCATCTTCCCACCGAAGGTTGTAAATATCCAAATTGGTTGGATCGTCATCCCTGTACAGAGGAGAAACCGTACGTACATCAACCAGACCATAGAACGCGTTTAGCATTAAAAACCAGATTGGACCATTAAACGAGTACTCATAATACTCAAGAGACACACATGGCTCACCAGTCTCAGCACGGATAAATGGCATTACCATCTCACCGGACGGATCCAGAACTCTTCCGTACGACGTAACACGGTAGCCAGGAAAATGTCTAACCCCTCGAAAGACTTCTTCCACATCCTTCAACTAAGATGCACCACCAAAGTATTGAGTTGTAACAGTCTTATCTTTCTCCCCAAAATCAAGATAATAGAATGTCTCATTCTCATATACCTGTATTAGCAGCCCACATCCGTTTATTCTAGCCGCATGACGAGCAGCCGTATTTCTAGCTACTTCTTGATTGATTGCATCGATGATGTTCTCATCCAAGAAGTTCTTTATTGTATCCTCCGCAAACGTTAGCCTTACTAACTTATCCAAATCCTCACGCAGCTTCCCCGTACATTCGTTTGTATTGTTTTGCTTCACTAAAGGTCTTCTTCGTAGCTAGAACTTTAGATATAGCATTGTCGATCATGGAATTACTACGAAAAATATAGTAATGCAAGTCAGTGAACTTCGTATTCATACGGTCAATGCGTCCTTGACATTGCTCCATGACACGATTTGAATAGTTCAAAGACCAGAACACCATACTATCTGTAGATATACAATTCCACCCTTCAGCGCCAGCCGTATACTGTACCAAATATAACCATTTCTTGGTATCGGGTATGGGCTGATGCTTATGTCCATTCCATTCGGCGTAAGGCAAGCCTATAGTATCAGCTAAACTTCTTAAAATATCAAGTTCGTAATTGAAGTTGTAGAACACGATCAGACGGTCATGTTTCTCAGTGAGGCGCAGCAAAGCGCCATACCTGTCTGGATCCGTGTTCACAACCTTACGCATTACCGAGAAGAGTTCTTGAATATCCTTGATTGGGCGTTCTTCATAAACGTGCCAGCGGTCTTTAACAACCCTATCGAATAGCTCTTTGTTGTGCTTAACGATGACGAACTCGATACATCGATTGGTTTGTCGTAAATATGGCATTTCCACAACGACACGTCCACGAATCTGCTCGAGACGTGCCACGTCAACGTAACGGTCGATTTTCGGAAACTGTGTAAAGCTGCTGTATACGACGTGCCGGCGTGTGAACTCAGTCCTGTTTTTATAAAATCCATTGGCAATGAATATTGGAGCATAATCCATCCAAGTGTCGCCCGGCGTCGCGGATAGGACGATCCACTCATTGTTCTTGGCAATCTTGTAGAAGGCTTTGACCCAAGCTCCACTACCAACAAGTCTTTGTTCATCAAATATGAAAAACGCATCTTTTATCTCTTCATACGCCGTAATGTTATTCCACGAGTCAAGCGTGACTGCGATATCGTGCTTAATGGAAGATTGGTAAGTCGATAGTCCAAACGGCGGAAGCTCTTCTTGCCACTCCAGGGTGTCTCGTTTCTTCGCTGTGGTGATGATGTAGAGGTCCTTCGGAGTTCGCGCAGGAGACCAGTCACCAACCCCGTTAACGCGGACGCCACCTTTAGCAACTCTTGTGTAATAGTAGAAAAGAGCCGTCCGACTTTTGCCAGTTCCGACTCCACCTTTGAGTATACATCCATTATGCATCTCCTTTACTGCGTTTAATTGATGGACACTTAGTTCAAGTGTCATATTTAAGCACGCCTACTTCCGGCCAGCCAAAGACGGTTCTTGTCAATATCGTTATGTATGCGCACTTCAATAATGTCAGTACCACCGTCTCTACGACATACGACTTTATCATCGGCATCGGGAAGGACTACCCACAGATCGTACTCAAGTCCGGGCTTTAGGCCACCCCATGCCCAAGCTTCGACTGGAGACATCCCCAAACAAACCCATGGAGCAACCCAGAATGATCCATCAGGATTCTCTGCAGGGATTCTAAAAACGTTCAACTGTCTGACAAGGAGACCGTCTCGATGAATATCCGCGCGTATAGAGCTAGGCGCCCAATGGTAAAGAAGTGCTGTCTTATTCAATCTCTTGACCATAGCCGCCTTTCCAAGTGTAGGTTCGTGATGCAGTTGTCAGCCTTGTCTTCTGAAATATGATAGACGTCAGCGTCATCGTCATAATCAACGAAGAAGGCCTGAGCCACGAGTCGATGCACAAAGAAGGTTTTTGGTATGCCGTTCTTGTACAGCTGCACCAGCATGCGACCTTTTGAGTCTGGCTGAGGCGTGAGATCTCTTTCGTGCTTTACGTTACAGACGGTGCCATAGTTGCTTACGGCATAGTTGGAATATCCCGGGATCTCAACAAAGATCTCCTCAACCTGCATTACTTCTTTCCCCAGATTCTTTCTTGATACATCCGCCAGCATACGGTACAAATAAAGATATAGACTGTAGAATCTTTGTTATGCCGTTTTACATACTTAAGATGATGCCGGTGGACCGGGTCGTGTCTGTCGCTCATTCGCCTCTTCCACTTTTGTATAAAGGTTGACACCATTTGCTTGATGGGCTTCCAGAGCATGTTTCTCAACATCTCTAAGCTTAATTGCATGTCCACATCTCCCGCACATGTAGAAAATATCCGCCCACGGGCTCTCGCCATCTTTAGGTGGAATTTGCAGCATAGTAATTACATCATCGGCCATTGTCTCTCCGCTCCGAAGATCTCTCGCACTAGTTTTGGAACGCTACGGCTAGTTCTACGCTTGTCGTTGAACAGGCTCACACAAATGATGCCGTTCGTATTTAAATAAAGGGCAATCAAATGCCCACGCTTCATGTTGAAAACCTGACCACGGTTGCTAAGCCAATAGCTTGGAAACTCTGGTATTTGTCTCCATTTAGAATCCCAGGGTACAAATTGAGGTATTTCAGGCTTATAGTAAGGCATTACAGAAGTTTATCCAACGCTTTCTTTGCTTCTCTGATCAGGGTTCGAGATTCGAAACGTACCATTGCTGGTGCTTCCGGGTCATCAGTACTGGTGAAGCCAACAACTGGCATCTCGAACACGCATAGACGATTCTTGACACCAGAGGCATCTACCTCCATGAAGAGTTCTACATAGACTTTTGGCTGATCTTCAGGCATTATCTACTCCAACACCAGTTCGCTTGTTATGCTCACGCAAGTCATACCCGAAACCATCTGCTGCTCAACGAGATCGGTTTTATCCATTATCGCTGCTCAATTTTAAAGGTTGGCATTTGATCGCCGCGCTTAACATGCAGTCGTGAATCCCCTTTTCGTTCTGGGTATTTAATGAAGTATTTCTCCGAGCATTCGTATTCGGTTTCTGCCGTAATAACCGAGGCGCTTGCGTGACCGTCCTCGATGAATATAAACGTCATCGTTTTCATCATTTGCCCTTTCAAGAAAATATAAAAGAAGCGGGAGCCCAGGTTGATCAGACCCAGACCCCCGCCTCAACGATGTTCGGCTCCAACTATTCTTTTAATGCTCAACCCAGACAGGGGCTTTTTTACTATACAGCTCTGGTTGCCTACTCACTGTATAGTTACTCTCCGCTCCATTTAAAGCGGTGCATGTCTGTTTGCCAATTACATATGATGGTCTGATTGAGACTTCATGGTGGAGTAGGCGTGTGGCGGACGCCTCGTTCTTAAGCCGCCAGCAAGATTCAGTCCTCAGCGCCATAGTTTACCTCGAAAGAGTTAAGCCCATGAAACGATCCCTTTCGGGAGACGCCGGCTCAGTATCAGTCAAGTCACCTTCCACGCATCACACGCCTTACTGTTTGGCAGCCGTTTAGGGAACTATGCCCTAGTACCTGCTAGTGGCCTCCACCCGCTCTGAGCCTAAGAAGCTATTTTACGTCGCTCAGACGACGGCCTTTTGCATGGCGTCTACAAGATCTTCCATCCTGGAAAACCCTACAGTTACTAAAACTAGATTCGGTCGTTTAGCTTGAACCCAATCCTGCTTTGAGATTACTACGCGCGGAGCATATGCGTCGCCTTCTGATGAAAGAAACGTAGCAACATCATCGTCGACACTGTCTAGGCTCAGTGCATATTGAATAGATCCGTCGTCATCGAACTTCTTCTGCTCGTTCGCCAAGCCATCGTCCTTCCGCTGCACGCTTAATCACGGCGTCGATCGTGAAATCATGGCTAACGAACAGCTCGATACGATGCAAGCAATACTCGCATACAGCTACACCTCGGGAAATGGTGATGGCTGCAACATGATCGATCTTATTAGGATCTAGCTCATGCAGTGCGCACATCTGTATAAGGTGACCGTCTGACGTTCTCCACTGATCGGGATACGGTCGCAAAGGCAGGAATGGAGAGTTATCTGCTGCTTCGTCGTGTGCCATTAGTTCTCCGTCCTTCCTCTCGACCTCGTGCATCTTCGTCAGTCCATTCATTTACCTCACGCAGAAGAACGGTGACGATTGCACCATCTCCGCCGAGAACCACGGTCAGATCATCACGCTGAACAACCTTGCGCCCGCGCTGATCGGGACCATAGACGACGTCCGGATTCTCTACGACACTAACGATCTCGCCCCACGATACGTTGCGAGCTTCCATGGTCTCGATTGCGTGTTTTGTCGGATAAATATCTCTCATCTTTTTCTCCTTTTTGATTTAGACCAACGAACTACGATGTCCCCCGGCAAGGGCTCTTGATATATGAATAGATCCACACCTAGATCATCTGCCCTGTCTAGCATAATGCGTTCTAGATGACGAAAAGATATCGGGTATTTAGTTTGCATCTCTCGTGTTATGATCAACTCACCAGAGGTACCAGTCGGAAGCGGGTATCCAAAGTAGTTCGTTTTATCTAAACGCAGCGCACGGGCTTTTTTGTTGTGTCGTCTAGCTTTTAAATTATACAGCCAGGAGCTAGTAGGACGATTACGCATTATAATAGCAATTATAATACCATTGACTACTGCCGCCGAGAAAACAACTATGCACGCCGCGGCAACACATATATAACCCCACCATGGCATGTCTCATGAGCCTTCTGGTGAGTACCAAGTCGTACGAAGTTTTGTAGCGTGGTTGTAAGCTTCTAGACAACTGTTAAGATACTCAGCAAGAATGTAGTCTGGCGTATCGCTATCGTTTTCCTTTGAGTGCTTGTTGATAAGCGCCCGCAGTTCATCCTGAAACGATCTTTCGACCATAGTCGGGTAGTAACGAATATGGATTCCTTCGTCACTCAGAATGGCGATATCACGACAATGAGAAATAGCCATTTCCACAGTATCGAAAGTTGCCCTCGATGAGAGGAACGGATATGTAATTTCGTCCGAAAGATTTTCGCAAAGCTCATAGATCCACTTGCCGTCATGACGCTCTTGGACAATAACACAACTTCCCACCTTTTCTCCTTTCAAGAGAAAATATAAAGGAGGCGCCTTTTATGGTCGATTAAGATTGAGCCAGCCATCCTGTCTAGAATGGAAGTAGCACGGCTAATCCCTCGTTATATCACTTGTTTTTCTTGCGATCCTTCAGGACAGAATGCCCATTGATGCGATTAACATAGATAACTCGCAATCCAGGCTTCTCCTTTTTAAGGAGTGCCCAGTGGATCCATGTAAGCCGCTCGAGAAAATATCCGAATCGTTGCCACCAGCTTAGCTTCACGACTGATCCTTCTGGCGATCTGCCAGTTCCCATCCAAGACCTGTATAGCCGGCAGCATCGGCCCACGAATCTGCGTGATCAGGCTGGCCGACGATACGAGAGACCTTTAGCTGCATAAGAGCGAGAGCTACATCAACGGGGGTGATGTCTTCCCATTCTTGCTTCTCCGCATTCCACTTATGGAAACCAAGTGCATGCCAAAGGTCGCAGATCCTACCAAAGCTTATTGCTGGATCGCCATATGTCTGAGCACGATCACCATTGATAAGTTCCTCGGCCTGACGCAAGATCTGAGCGCGCGGATTGAGTGGAGCTTCCCTTTGATTCTCCATATTTGCAAGCTCCAATCTCCATTCCGTTCCGTATGGAATGCCATTATCTTGCGTCGTCTTTGCGTAGGGGTGCTGCCAACCCGCTTCTTCACCAATGGTTTGCTCAGACTGTTCATGCTCCGCGTTATGTATTACTTTTTTCATCCAGCCTTCACCATCTTCAGGAGTGATGAAAACTGGGTCAGTGTCGTCTGTTTTTCCCCGACTCTGAACCATGAACCATTCTTTCCCATTGTAAATCCATCGTTTTGGATATAGAGAATTAATATCTGTAAGTTCTACAGATGAGGAAAGCGACTCTTCAAGTGCTGCCACGATGATGTTGAGCCACTTAGAGACTCGCTTTCCTCGAACACTAGCGATGGTTTTTAGATCGGAGACGATCATCTCGATCATAAACTTGTCGAACTCTACAGTTTGGGTTTGGGGTTTTGGCGCTTCTGGATAAGTGAGAAGCTCAACGAGCGCGTCGATCATAGCTACGATCTGGACATACGGCTTACCATCCCTTGCACGTCTACGAATCTCATCAAGAAGATGCATTTTCCCGAGCTTCTGATCATGCTCAATGGTATACCCCTTCTTGACTTGGCGTTCACGCTCCTCGGCAACGTACTTCTCGAATCTTGCATTGTGTTCGTTGTTAGACTGCAGATTAGCCCAATACTTCTGAACGTCGAATGAGCACTCAGGGCAGATCGCAGGACCTCCGCAATCCTTCGTTGTTCCGACCACCCCATCCAAAGGCGATCCAGGAATATCATGTCCGTGTCGTGTAACAGTCACTTCTTTTCTCCTTTCAAGAGAATATAAGTGGGCACACTCCGCAACCCCCTGCAGGTAGGTCGCGTGCTGTCGTTTGAGATGTGCGATAAAGCAGTTACGCCTCCGCAATTACCCCACTGAAATATAGTTTAGAGCTTGTAGTACTTACGCTGGAAGACAGAATCCTTACAGGGATAGAACTCACCCTCAGTCCCCTGAATGATCCAATCTGTAGGTGAACAGACCATCACCCCTTCAAGCGTATACACGCGAATCTCGGGATGCTCGCGATGCTGAGTTTCGTTGGTTTCACGGAAAGTGGCAGTGCCACCGTTCTCAAGAATCCAATCAATGATATCTCCGGCATTCTGAATGGAACCATCCCAATGCTTAGCTTGAATGGTCACCTGCCGTGTTGCATATGACTCAGCGGTCTGTGTCATCGTCTTCTTCCGTTGTGTTATAAATTGACAAGTCATTGACATAATTATCTATGAACTTGTCGGCGACTTCGATTGGAATATCCGGGTTTAGTGTAACCTCGCCAAAGAAGCTTTCGCCTTCTACTCGAGTTAGCTTGGCTTTGCCAATGACAACCCATTCGTCGTTGACCAATATCCGTACCGGAACCTCTCCGGCATCCAGCTCGGGTGACTCGGCCATTAGTCGAACTTCAAATCGCCAGGCGGAACTTCCTTGTCACCTGGAGTTATCTTATTCAAGAACTCGTCAAGCGAAGAAGTTAGTTTCCCCTTCTCCTCAGCTTCTTGCAGGCCACGGTAGACAGCCCTTAGGATCGCCATCAGCATGCGCATTTCGGAAGACTGAGGAAGCTCCATCTCCTGATCGGGCTTGACGTACACATCCCAAACCTCTTGCACGTACTCCTTCTTGTCAAGCTTTACGCCGAGTGGAGCTACAAGAGGAACAGGGATTGTGATGCTGTCGACGTCGGGTTGTTCGACAGGTTCTGCAGTTGGATCAGGCATTCTTCACTTCTTCCGTATTGAGGTGCCTTGCTTGCGCTGACTGCCACGAATGAGGACCATCCTCGTGGGGACCATATACGCATCCATGTACCCCGCATGGGTGAAAGGGGGCATCATTCTCCCGACCACTCTCTTCCGGATCGATATCGAAGAGGAGTGTGTTGTGAGCGAACTGTGCATGGACGTTAGTGTTGAAAATATCGTCGTTGCATTCTGAACACTTATACCGACGAACCTCATCGGGATCATCCGGATTGTGTTTGGTGAGCAGTGTATAGTGAACCGTTACATCGTTAAGCGCCAACTTAGTTTATCCTCCTACTTTGAGATTGTTTTTCAGCCCACTGCGAGCAATTGCAACCATACTTAGAGCACCCATGGGCGGTGTGGAAGTCATGAGAATGTCCACACCGCCCGCAGATAACACTACTTTCTGGGCTCATGGCCCATCAGACATCATCCTTGTCGAACGCCTCGAGCACCATACGGTTCTCTTCAGTGTCGGCGATATCCGCATACTTCTTCTCGAGATCGTCTTCCTCCATGGTGAAGAAGCCCGTCTTGAGGTATGCCGAATATCCCTGCTGTCCATTGAAGTCATAGTAGTAGGGATTGATGATGAGATCGACATTTGACAGAACGACGTGGTCGAGAATATCCACCGTCGACTCGTCAAGTCGGGTTTTGCCGTTAGCCGTAACCAGCACCACGCGGGGCTTTGGTTCGTTCACCATGTTGACGGTGACCTTGAGGAAGGCCTGCGGGGTGTCACCTTCCTCTTTGGGCTGAAGATACTTGACATTCCAGCCGTCCGCTGCCATGGCTTGGGCAACGTCATCGTTCAGAAGAACGAGGAAGGTGCGCTTGCCCGACAGGTTGTACTGATCCTTTCGGCCCGCGAAGTTGCGAACTCGGATCTGCACGCCCTCCATGGTGACGTCGGGAAGACGCGGGGGTCGTACATTTGCCATCAGTTTTCTCCTTTATTTTCTTTGAACAGCTGTGCGACATTTGCATCGGTTTGATGCACGGTATTGAGAATATCCCGCTGCCGCTTGACGTCCTCTTCGGAACCGAAATAGATAATTGACTGAATTTCTCGATTCCAAAGAATCCAGTCGCGCTTCTTATCCAAGACCGAGAGTTTTCAGTGCTGCAGCGATCTCGGGATTATCTCCGGCTCGATTGCGCTGATTGAGGACTCGAGTGAACACTTGCTGAGACTCATCGGTCTCCTCATCCACAAGTGGATCGTTTGCTGCGATTGCCTTGTGCGCGTACATCGATGCCTCTTCCAACTTCGTGAAGGCGAGACTTGACTCTCGACTTGGGCTCTCGAGTACGGTGCTGAGCATCTCGGCGAACATGCTGAACTGCCGGCGCAGGTAGCTGTGCTTTGGATCCGAGGCCTCAGGGCCTTCGATCGTCGCCTTGTGAAAACCGAAACGTTTCTCGATCTCCTCACGGCTGAGTGCCTTAGACACTCTCGGGTCTGCGTGGTTAATCACATCTTCCATCATTTTCTCCTTTTTATTTACTAGAATTCTTACGTCTTTCTACCTCGGCTCGAAAGCGTTGTTCATGAATGACAACATGCCGTGCAGTCTCCATCGAAACGTTATGCTCGTAAGCCACTCGTTCGACGTCTTTATTGAATTGGTTCTCAGAAATATTCTCACCGGGTTTAATTACACCAGCGGCAACAAGTATTCGCACGATGAAACCTCTTTTCTTTCTAGCATGTCGTGGAGAATATCCGCTCAAGACACGAACCATTCGAAGTCGCCATACTGGCTGATGTTATCTTTTGCTTCATTTACAAGATTGTCGAAATACCCCATGTCGATTTTATCTTCGAGCTTGAGAGTCTTAACCATATCGGCCTCAAGCCACTGATGACCTGAGCTACCAGCTGCGGCAGATTCCTTGCCATCGTCACCAACTCGCAGAAGCACACCTCCGCCTTCTACCACCGGGCAGAAGTTACCAGTGCGCCCGACAAAGCGTCGACCTTCTGAAGCCAAAGCCATTGCTTGATCACTTACCGCGGTGAAGTCGAGCCATAGGCTTCCCCTCTGAACAGACTTTGGTTCGCAGAGATCCTTGAAGGCGATCGGCTCTCGGAGGAACAGCTTCTTGAAGACATACGGATGCTGGAACTGAGCACCTGTAGCAGACCATTCGGCTGGCTTACGACCGTCAGTCTTCTTGCCGATGAATACCGCATTGTTGACAAGGCAAATCTTCTCGTAAGTCGCCTCATGCTCGAACTCGTATCCGTACTGCTCACCGTATTCCATCACCGCATCGATGATGGTCTTTGCCTTCTCATGCTTTGGCACAACAATCTTGATCGAGTCCGTCTTGATGTGGATTACCTGATATCCCAGCTCCTGCACAAGATGCTTGACGTTGATCATGAACAAAGCACCACGCTTAGCGACGATGTTGTCGATGTTGCGAGGATCACGGAATGCGTTGTCAAACCGTGCTGATGTCAGGCCATAAACGATGTTGATCACAATCTTCAGCGCATAAGAAAGCGCGTCAGCGTTAGACTCATCCTCAAGGTATTTGGCCATGAGGCCGTTAAACATCGTTCTTGCCTCATCGAAATCCTTGCGCTTGATGGCGATACGAGCACGCTTCAGCGCTGAGAACTTCTCAGTATATGGTCCGAACAGCTCAAGCTGTTCAATCGACGTCGGATGCATCGATGCAACATCCAGAAGAACGACGTTCTCATACATCCCTGGCTCGGAATATACGTATCCGCCTTCGCTTGGATCTTCGCCCCGATAGGATGATTTACCTAGCTTAAACTCGTAGCCTGGGAATTCCTCTGCCAGTTTGGTATAGACAAAGTGCTCCTGCGGCCTTCGATTCTCACCAAATATGATCCTTGCTGCATGTTGCTGCGTGGTGGAATTCACTGACAAGCCGGAAAGCTCAGACAAAATCTGTCTTGCGATGAAGTCCTGCTTTCGATCCTTAAAGACTTCCTCAGTCGAGATGACATCGTTGGCACAGTAGTCTGCGACTTTCTGCCACAGCTCTTCCGGAACCGGCTGATCCCATGGAAGACCAAGCTCCAGATGCAAGAGATCAAGTTCGATCTCCCACTTCTTAAGGCTCATCTTAATGTTGGCGAA